CGCTGAGTGCCAGTGCCACGGATCGGGCATGGGCGCGAGTTCCCGGATGGGGATGTGGCCGAAGGGATTGGGCCGGGCCCGCAACAGGTGTTTCCGCGACGCGACCGTGATGACCAGATTGACCTGACCCTCAACCGCTAGGGCCCTGGGGACCCGGCCCCAGTATTGGAGGATCTCAATGGGCTTGTCGTACTGGGGCTGCTTGGTATCGGCCTCGCTCATCCCGCTCATGGGGTTGGTGGCCTCGCGCAGCTCCTCGTCCTTGACGCCCGACCGGGCGAGGGGATCGAAGGCGACATCCGCAACGCCAGCCTTGTCAAAGAATCCAGCCTCGCCCAGTCTATGGATGTCCTCCAGATCAAGGAAGAACCGCTCAACCACCCAGCGCATCTTGGCGATTCGGGCGACACCTGGCTGGGGGAAGAAATCCCTCACATCCATAGGCTCCCAATTGGGTCCATCGAAGGTGGTGTCCTCACCCGAATAGGCTTCCTCACCTGTCCCCAGATCCGCTCTGAACGAGACCAATTCCTTGCGGATATCCCAAAAGACCTTGTAGGGCGTGGTCCCGAACAGCTCGCCCGACGTGAACAAGACTGTTGCCTTGTCGAAGGTCTCTGCGTCGTCAAGCTGAGCCGCAACGAGTGCGGTTCGCTTACGGGCGATCTTCTGGTCCTCAGGGCCCATCCCATCAAACAACACGGGGGGCTTGGTCCCCAGGACCAAATTGACCTTCTTGGCCACCGAGCTTTGGATGAGGCCGAACAGGAATGGGATGGTGACTTGGTTCCGATAGGGGATCGCCCGGCCGATCTTCCAGGCCCTGAACAACCGATACCAGCGGCCATAGGCCCGATAGGCATTAGCGTAGTAATCGCGGCTTGACTCAAAGGCCTCCGTGACCACGTTGACATACTGACTACGCCGAGCCCCTACCCCTACGGCCTTCTTGACTTCCTGATCATCCAAGGTCCACCCCCATTCGGTTGCCTAGGTGGTCAACGACCCATCCTTGGGCGAGGATATGCTCGTAGAGCTTGATGGTCACGTTCACGTCCTGCCACACGTAGCTTGCGATCTCGCCTACCTGCCCATTCCGCCACAAGGTGGGTGCCTGGGCCCCGCTTGTCGTTGTCTTGGTAATCCCAATCGTATCCTTGGCGACCCTACCCAGCTTCCAGGTCCCATTGGGGTATTGTCGCCCATTCTTGGCCTGGAAGATAGCCTTACAGAGGTCGATGCTTCGCTTAGGCATGATGGGGGCCTGGCGCCCGATCGCGTAGCCCAGGACCAAGTTATCAAACTTCTCCCCATTGTAGCTCACTACCAGGGAGGCGGTCTCAAGGGCATTGGCGAGGGCATAGAGGCTGTAGCCGTCCTGATCGCCTGGCGTGTAGAAGGTGGGCTGGCCGCTCTCCAAATCGATCGTACAGGCGATAGTCACCCCAGCATGGCGAGCGTAGGCATCCCAGCTCTCATCATCACGCTTGGGAAGGGCGCACTCCAGGTCCCACGCTAAGCCAGCGCTTGCCATCTGTCCTCCTCGGCCCCCTCGTCCTTCTCGGCCTCCAGCTCATCGTAGACGAGTCGGGTCTCGTCCTCGGTCCACTCGCTCGGTTCCGTCCACAAGAGCTGGTCATAGGGCCGCTCGGGCACCACCGCGGCCTCGACTGGGCCCAGATAGGGCCTGAAAATCTCGGGGTGGACCGCATCGGCTGCAGCGTCAGCCATGTCATCGAAGGCGCTCGTCCCAATGTGCGTCATCTCGTAGACCAGCTCGTTGGCTTCGGGGGCGCCCCGCAGTAGCCGCACTTTCTTGGCCTTCCAGGCCCACACAGCTTGGCGAATCCGCCCCTCCTTGGTGGTCCCACCCCTCGACATGGCGACCAGGTTCGCTGCGGGGAGGCCTGCGTTGCGGAGCGCTTGCCAGAGGAAATCCTCGAACATGGTCTGTTTGCCCCCCGGAGACTTCTCATCCGTGATGACGAAGGGCCACTCGTTGCGCTCTTTTTGACGCTTGAGGATCTCGACCAGCTTATCGACGAATTCCTTGGCGTTGGCTCGCCTGTCACGCCAGCCCCACACATAGCAAGTCACCCCGTCGCGCTGGGCCCACACCTGGATGACGTTCCAATCGCCCCTATCGAGGCGCTTCTTCTCCTTGAACGCGGTGTCCATGTGGATCGACACCGCGGCCCCCGAGGGATAGTCATCAATCCACAGCTCGTCGATGTCTTTCTGCCCGAGGGGCATGTGGGAGCCCTCGCTCGGCCGGCACATCATCTGTGAGGCGAAGTCGTCGGGGTCATCGCGTTCCATCTGCTCTAGGCGGGACTCGGGGTAGATGTTGGGGAGGACCGATCGCCCATTCTTGTCCCTGACCGCACAGAAATAGACGTGCCACCCATCCTTGACCTTCTTGTACTCGGTGGAACGGAGTGGGCTGGGCGTCGAGGCGCAGCTAGCGACGCCCTCCTCACGGAGGATCTTGGCTGCGACATCGCCCTCCGTGTAGGGCGTCAGGTAGATGATCTCAAGGGCGTTTGACTTGGCAGCGAACTGGACTGAATCGAGGTGCTCTTTGGCGGCTCGCACGTGTTGGCCGTCCAGGTTGATTCGTTCTCGAACGATGGGGTCATCATATCGGAACACGTCCGGACGATCGCCTGTAAGTCCCGTCTTATGGCTCGCAATCGCCATAGAGCGGTCTCTAATTGCTGGATTAGTTCGTCGCATGTGAACGATGGCGAATCGGGTCCATTCGCGCTCTTCGAGGTTGGGCCGCCAGATTCCAAGCCAATCTTTGAAGTAGCCATGTCCTGCCTTCCCTTCCATGTAGACCTTGTTGACGCTTAGGAACTCCTGGGACTTGGACTCGTCATAGCTCGATATGACCTCGCTCACGTCGGGATTCCTGAGTTGGATCCACAAATCGAGGGCACACCCGATGGTGGACTTGCCTGCGCCCCGGAATACCTCGACTAGGAGCTTGCGCCGCCTGCGCACCCCGGCGAGGCGATCGATTTCCCAGGCCTTCACGTGCTCTTCGAGCCAGTCGCAGAGGGGTTTGTGGAATGGCTCCCAGAGCCAGTTATCCGAGGGGTTGGCTTGGCAGTATGGCCTTACCCCGAAGGCCCAGAGCAGGAAGAACCAGAACGAGCGCCTGCTAGCCTCGGCTAGGATAAGGGGGAGCGGGGGCATGTCGCCGGCAGGGCGTGGTCCGCTCCCGACAGTCGGGGCAACTGGGCTCGCAGTGGGAGCATCGGCCGACGTTGGGGGAGTAGACTCGGCCGCATTTGGGACATTCCCATCCACTAGCGCTTGCCCCGCTTCTTTTTGCCCTTGCGTTCGGGGAGGCCCTTGGTCGATTTGGTCTTTTCGGCCATTTCGCATCCCCACTGCTCCCCGCGGTTACAGGCTGCATGTGCCTTCCTTAGTTGCGCCTTTGACTTCGCTGGCATCTTACTTGCCCTTCTTTAACTGGGGGTACTTTGCGTAGACCTTCCGCTTGACCGCCGCTTGTTCGGCGGGAGTTCCGTGCTGGGCGACCCGGGCTAGGGCATTTCGGGCGTGGGCGATGTCTTCGATGGGATAGGCGCCCTTTCCTGCCGGGTTAGCTTTGGTTTTGTGGCTTGGAAGCGCGAATTGGGACTTTGGCATCCGCTTCCTTGCCTGGTAGCTCAGCTTTGCCATGGTTCACCACCTAGGCCCTGGGCCTGCGACCCTTCTTACCAACACCCTGGGCCGCCTCGATGAGACGCTGGGGGCTCACCAGTTCCAGCACTACGGACTTGTCAGCGATCAGCCCAAGGCCCTTGGCGACCCTGCCGAGGAGGGGCCGCCCACCACGCTTGGCGAGGCGACCTACTGCCTGCTCGGTGAGGGCGTCCTTCGCGCTTGCGGCTTCCTGGCGCAGCATGCGTGACTCGGGGGTCATGGGACCGCCCCGTTCTAGGGCCCGGGCCTTGGCTCGCAGTTCGCGCCATGACTTGTGCAGGTTGGTCTTGGGCACCTTAACCACGCTCGCTGCCGAGGATTTCCCAGATCTTGGTCCTGCGACGCTGCTTGGCGAGGGCCTTGATGCCCTCGATCTGGGAGGCCCGGAACTTGAAGTTCTGCTCGAACGACTTCTTGGCCCGCTCGTCCGCCTTCCTGAGTGCCTCGGCCTCGGTGGCCTTGCGCAGCTCGGACTGGCGGCGCTTACGGGTGGTTTTTGGGTACTTTATTTGAGCCAACTTTGAGCCTCCTTAGTTTCCAGTAGGTGGCTTCCCAATCCTTGCGCTGGGCCGGGGTAAACCTGATTCCACGCTTCGCGGGTCCGCGCCTGCGCAGATAATCGAGGGCTACCAAGGCTTCCTCGCGCTTGGTGACAAGGTGGGGCAAGAGCAATTCTAGTACATTTCGCACGTCTGCTTGGCGAGATAGGCACCATTCCCAGGAGAGCCGCTTGGGTGGTATCTCCCGTCTTGATGAGATGAATCCGCCGAGGATCGACTGGATGCGCTCTAGGGTGGGCAGGTGGGTGAGGGTGATGCGGAGTCGGAGCGCCATGCTGCCCCGCCCTAGCGTGATGGAGCCCTCGCCGTCGCAGAGGCCTGCGGCCCAGGCTAGAGCTTCTTGGTGATGAGGTGTTTCCAGCGTGCAAGGTCGTTCTTTCTCAGTTTTATCCACAGCTCACGCTCAAGGGCGTGAACCAGTACCTCATCCAGTGCAGTTGAGAAGCGCTCACCCAGATCCTGGGCGAGGACGACGTGAAGTGCCTCATGGAGGAAGCTCTCGACCAGTCCGCCCTTGGCGGGATCGACGGTGAGCCGGATGTCGCTTGCCTGGCCATCCTTCCACATGAAGCTGCACTTGGCTGTGGTCTGGTCGTCTGTGATTGTGCGGATGCGCAGCTGACAGTCGTCGCGGCTAAGCAGGGCTTCGCAGGAGGATAGGAGTGAGCGGCGGTTCCATTTGGCCACATGGGGCCTCCTGTCAGGGAATCTAACACGCTTGGGCGGCTTTTGTAAAATTATTTTCCGCCTAGTCCGTGAGTGGCCTTGGGGCCCCCGCTCGCCGCGCCTCGATGGGGGGGTCGCCGGCCCAAGTCTGCCCCCATGCCCACCATCTCGGCCGCTGCGGCCCAGGATCTCGGCCACTCGCCTGGAATCGCCCCTGCCAGGCATAGAACTTGCTCAAGCCATGGAGCCGGTGGGTGAGAGGGAGTGTCACATTGCCACATGTCACATTGACTACGCTCAAACGTCAAGATTCCTTACACCGTGTCACTTCGACTGTGTCCAACGAGACACACTCCACGCACCCGTGAGCGTCCCAATCAGTGGACACACA